GACGGCTTGGAAGAAGTTAGTAGCCAATGGTCTGCTCTACTTCAATCGATGAATTATGCAATGTACCCTTCTGATTATCTTTCTTTGAAGAAATCAGGCGTTGTCTATGCACTAGTGCGCTCGAGTGGTTTTAGAAAATTAAAACCCATGACGGATGAAAAAATTGAGCTTTTACGCTCAGTCCGTTATGTTTCGCGTCCTACCATCGATCCACCCGAGTTACCTGTTAGACACATCCCTATTCTGAAAGGAATTCGTGATGAGCCGTACTCTGATAGAGGATCTGGAGTAATCCGGGTCCCTCAGTGGCCACGTAGTCTTCTCGATAAACTCGAAAATGTCCGTCGTATGAATGTTGCCCTTTCTCTTGAAGAGGAATCTGAAAATATTGGTCCTGATGAGATCGCAATGGCTGATCTCTGGATGACTCAATACATGGCTGCTTCGATGCAGTCCGATTTTCCGTATTTGTACTACCCGAAAAAATCACCAGGATGGCGACTGAACCAATTTGCAGGTTCTGTTCTCTATCCTATGATGAAAAATCTAGGTCAAACACTGAAATTTCAGTCCTTGAAGGAAGAAGAAGGGGAAGATGTGATGGTGTAAAAAATATCCGGTATGCCGGCATGGGGTCTTGATATTAATCTCCCAAATCCCACTTCAATGTGGAGCTAAGGAACGGTGTGTTCTAGAATGCCTAGAGACTGCACGGGAGACGAATAGATCACTCTTATCGTTATCTCGATGTACAGTCCCTGGAATCACAGGAATCCCATACTTGATTTTATATCAAAACCTTGAAATTATTCTCCACATCTCAATGCAGAAGAAGTTTCACATGCTCACTGACAATCGTCAGAAGCACCATGCCCACCGGATCTCCACGTCTAGGAAGATTGATGTGAGAGTTCCCGAATTCATCGAAGAGAAAGGACATAGTCCTGTCATCTCCCGCGCTATTAAAAGTGTGGTTGATGCTCTTTCGATGGGAGTCCTTTTGGAAAAGAAAGGAAATCATAAGACACTTGATCTTCCTATGAACTCAATTGGACCACTCCCATTCAATCTTTCTATGAAACCTGTCTCGGCAATCAAGACAGTGAAAGGTACATTCCAATCTACTCGCCTAAAGTCACGTACATATCCTTCAAAGGATGTTATCGTGCTTAATGGTTGGTCAGAATACAAAGTGATTTCTAACTCAAGTCACAGCAATTGTCTCAGTAAAGACGACGGTACTACTGTTGTCCGAGGCTTTTGGATTGAACCTAGTCTATTGCCAATGGCTGCGATCTACAATAGCTTACATGAAGAGAATCAGATCGAAGAGATGATTCTTTCTTATGTTCCAGCTCGTGGATCTACCAAGACTGGTATCTTGACTGTGGGGCACATGCCCGATCCCGCTGCCCTATCTCACTACACAGGAATCACATCAGAACAAATTTCTGAACTTGATGGTTCCCGTTCCTGGTCTGTAAATACTCCAGGTAGGTGGGTCTACAAAAACAAAGGTACAAATCTGTTTTTCTCGTCTTTCCTTGGTGATCTCAATGAGACCGCCCAAGGCGCATTTTTTGCGAAACTAGATACAGCTCTTGCAACCGATGCGGATTACGTCTATGGTAAGTTGCATTTCTCCATGAAGCTCGCGCTCTATGGTCATTGCTTCTCACAAGATGTACCAACTCGTATCAATCAGCTTGCTGATAGATTGAATTGGATCACGCCAGTTGTCAAGGAAATATTTGTTCCTGGACCTATATCCAATGAGGTGTTGATTCACCGATTTGGGCAGCTCTGTCCTAATTCAGTTCTACTGAATGTGGATATTTACATTTTCCTTGGGAATCTTTCTGTAAATTACGTCATTCTCGGATCAAGGACTGGTATCGGTTTTGAATACCGACCATTCCAAGACTTTATCTATGATCCTTCGCTCCAACCCCTCCTCACGGATGGATCGGTGACATCGGTTCAAGGATCTCTATTTGAGTGTCTCAGTAATCGAGCATCAGACTTCGCTTTTATACGAGTTCTTGCGCTTGATTCCGCGATTATTCAAACTGAACGATCCAAATTTAGTACCAGTGATTACAAAAATGACAGTTTCCCTTTCGTCTTCATTAACGGTCGATCCGTTGGTCTTTTCTCACCAGATGTTGATGCATACTGCGCCACCATCCAGTTAGGATTAGAACACATCGAGAAACGTGCAAAACTTATGGCACTTTTCAACCGAGAAATCAAGGATTTCCGTTCCAAACAGGAGATTCTTGAAGTCGTCGACGGGGTTATAATTCCCAAGGACTCACATACAAATTCGTCTTTGGCTCTCGCCAAGCCCAAAGACCATCTATCACGATTCAAAGGCAGTTAATGCCGACCGAACAATACGCACTAAGCTCTTTCATCTGGATGATGAGACTCAATGGTAAAGTTTCAAGTCACATGCGCCTCTACGGCTAGGTAAGCCACGAGGGGATAAACAAGAATCAAATAGATTGTGTTACAATACATATCTCAAGCTCACTACCTTTGTGAGGATGAGGAAGGTTCAATCAATAGTTGCGAATTACATCTTGTCAGCTATCTCTCTCCAGGGGGGGACCTAGTCAAGAAAGAAAAGCTAGTCAGAGAATCATCAACTTGGGTATCTTGTGAGACATCTATGCTACAATTAATATTGTGGCACGCATCGTCACGCCATTGTGCATCCAGATGTTAGACATCCGGCTGCGGCCCAGGCACCTCTTAATGGGTGCCTGGGTGGGGAACCGCTTTCACAGGCGGCGCTAAGTCACAGTAATGTGATTTAGGCTGGTTCCGGCCTTCTCCGCGACAGATCTTTTGGATCTGTCCGGACTCCCCCC